AATACGTTTTTTAACGTGACTATTTTCTTACTCATCTCTGAAATCAGATCGTGTTTATTCAACCCGAGTTCATGAGCAAGTAAGGACAAGTGGTCGATAACAAGAATGGTAATCAAGTCCACGTTTAATGATGCAGACTATGTAGAAGCTTTTGTTGTTCCAAACAAGTTCGGGCTTGTTAACTATATGAGTTTTAAATGTATTGTACCTACTCACGACGAATATTCCGATAGTGGGTTGGGAACTTTTTTTGTAATTCAATATTTGATGAAGAATAAGTTTGGACCAGATCAAAAGAAATGCCCATTATTCATGAACCCTGTGTCCGGGGTGTACTACGATCTTCCTTTAGAATTCGGGCAGGAAGAAACGTGGTACGAAATGGCAAAACAACTGGATAAATTATGTCTGGAATACTCCCCAAAGGAAAGTTAGCCCCAAGTCGTGTAGACCCTAAAGTATTTTTATTTTACGGTATGCCGAAAGTCGGCAAGACTAAGATTTTAACAGAACTCGACAATCTGCTCATCCTCGATTTAGAAGGTGGTGCAGAGACCTATGAGTGTGCCAGGGTTCAAATATCTACAATCGCACAGATTGATCAGATTATTACGGAAATCCTAGCTGAAGGAAAAGCAAATGGGGGAAAGTACCCCTATGAATTTATCGCTCTTGATACTGTTTCAAAACTGGAAGATTTGGTGGATGCAAATGAAACTGCCAAGTACAAAGCTTCTGTGATGGGTAAAAGTTTTACAGGGGCATCCGTTACGGAACTTCCTCATGGGCTTGGTTACGGGTTCATTCGTAGAGGAGTGATGGATGTGATCGAACGATTAAGTCGAGTGTGTAAGCACTTGATTATTGTGGGTCATGTGAAAGAGAAAATCCTAAGCAAAGCAGGAGAAGAAGTAACTTACCGAGACTTGGCCCTCTCTGGTAAACTTGCAAGTATTGTACCAGCTTTTGTTGACGCAATAGGATACATATACAGGGCTGCCCAAACCGGAAGCACCATTATGGTTAGCTTTAAAACTGGGGATGGAGCCACAATGGGTTCAAGGATTGACCACCTTAAAGGTCAAGAATTTCCATTCGAATGGAAGAAAATATTCACTTACTTAAATAAAGAGTAGCATGTTAGATTTCTTAAAAGGAATTAAATTAGAAGAGGTACCATCGGAACCTCAGAGAAAAGTCGTAGCGGCTAAAGATCGTAACCCAGCAGATGATTTCATGGGAATTCGTATCTGGAAAGGTGGGGAAATTTACCCATCAAAAGCGTTGGCAACTCAGTTGAATCTTGAGTATGTGCCGGTGACGATTACTGTGGTGCCTGTAATGAAAGATGGTCAGGCAGTTACGGAAACCAAAGAAGACGGTGCTATCATTGCTAAAACAAAACGCGAGTACACTTACCCGGATTCTGTTGGGAATGCATTTGATGTGATTGACACTTCTTTATGGATGCAGTATCCTAAAGATCAAAAGCGTTTGTTACTGGTAGGTGTTGTACCTAAAAATCTACCTAAAGTTGATTTATTCGGTTCAACAAAGTACAGTGAAGACGGCCAACCGATAAGTTCTGTGTTAACCCAAGGAGCTTCTACTTACGGAAAGGATAACCTACTTCCTTCTTTAAAAGAAGTTTACGGAGTTGAACCAAACGAAGAAGGTTTTATCGACCTTGTGGTTGCTGTGGACAGCGACTTAGCTCCTTTGGCTTCAAACGGAGTGTTCTATGTGCCTAAACAAATTACCCGTGGTAAAGACGCCGGTAAAGCGGATTATGAGCGTCGAGAGAACATCAACATCTTCCCGCTGGTGCCATTGTCTTTGATGCCAAGTGGACAAGATGCTTCGGCCAACGAGGCGGCTCCAACTGCTTAGGCATAGGAAAAAAAAATGAATGGAAATCGCTTCTTTTTGGGGAGGCGATTTCTTATCTTTACTGATTCACAATAAACTTGTACAATGATAAGCGTAGGAATTAATGAAGGTGTAATCCTTCAAAAAGTTGAACTTACTGAAAAAGATGGTAAGTATTCTTTGGACTTTAATTTTGGGGACGGTGGCGATGCTCCTGTTTCTGATAATCCTTTTGAGGAAGTTCTGGATGAGAATGGTATGGTAGTAGTAAACTCTTCTACCAATACTATCAAATTGTGGCCTGTGATGGCCCCTAAAGATGAGGACACTAAAGGCAACGTGTTGTCTCCTCAGCAGAAATACGACATCGTATTCAAAGAAATCAATGAGCAAAAGAATCTATTGATTCAATGTGCTTCATGCTTCGTAACTTCTGATAAGCTACTTAAAGAGGTTGATGGAAAGAAAGTAAGTTTTATCGATCTTTATCGTGGTATTGCTATCACCAGGGAAAACATGCACTCCATGTTACCGAATGAAGAAATACTTCAACGAGTGTTCAAAAACATGGCAGAAGATTTTGTGAACTTCATGCAACCTTTATTAGCCGGAGAACAAGTTCCTCTTCGTGTGTTGTTGGTGCGTCAAAGTGCTGCCAAGCACTATGCGTCTTTCCGTCGACGATTCATTCGTGAGCAACCGGTATTTGAGTGTGCTGCAATTCCGAAAGAAGCTTCCAAGTTGAAGTTCTCTGATTACGAAATTCAGAAAGGCTTAAACGACGGTACTCCTATTCAACAAGCGGCCGCTGCGGATACAACTCCGGCAGCAAACCTGAACGAAGCTAACGTGTTTGGGGGCTAATGGTAAATCTGACCGAAATCGATATATTAGAGGCTGTAGATGAATACAGCCTCTTTTGTTTTTATCTGGAGTTTGAACCTATCATAGGTAATGTCTACAGGTCGCCGGTTCGGTTGGGTGATGATGTCCCATCGTTTGGTGTATATGAAAGAACTAAATCTCCCCACTTGTTTTCTACGGAATTCATGTGGAAAGATGCAGCCCTTCCATACCCAAACTTTGGAGACATTTTCGACTTAGTGCCCAAGTTGTTTAAAGAGGTTGAATCCCGATCAGAAGCGCTGTTGAAAATTGCTGCTGATTTTAACTTGATAGACGAGATTATTTCTGTTGAAAGAAAGAAGCTCATTTTGTACGAACCTATGTATAAAATGCCTTCTGACATTTCAATAAAAAGTAAGCCCTTCAACAAACGTGACTTGGAGTATTGGAAACGGTACAATGTTTCTACGGAAGCACTTAACGAGTATAATGTAACAGCTGTAGAAATCTTTTGGACTTCTAAAGAAGCGAAGCCTTTCTTCCCCAAGCAGTGTTACGCATACAGGATACATAACAAGTATCAACTATACCAACCATTTGCTGAAAAGAAGAATAAGTTTGTGAACAATTGGAACGAACTATGTATTCCCGGATGGGCACAACTAAAAGGATTTGACACTTTAATAATCACTAAAGCTTACAAAGATGTTGTCTGTCTTTCCACCCTTCAACAAGAATTGAAGTTCGATGTAATTGGTCCTAGAGGAGAGAACATTTTACTTCCTGCCAAAGCTATCGAGTTGGTGAGTAAGAAGTACAAAAACATTTTCACACTGATGGACAATGACGGTAAAACATCCGCAGATAAATACAGCTTCCGTAAAGAAATTATACCATTAGAAAGCGGGGAGAAAGATCCGACAGATTTCATGGCTCACTACGGAGTTGAACCTACAAAAACACTTTTAAAAAAACTAATCGATGGTAACCATTAGAAAGGACTTGGAGTTTCAGACTCAAGACGAAGCAGAACTTTTTCTACAGGAGCAGTTCCTTGGAAAAGTCGTTACAGTTTCCTATTTGGATGCTGAAAAGGAAGAGCAAATTTATTCAGGAAAAGTCGATAAGCTTGTACTGGATACAGTTACAAAACATAAAGGAGTGATTCTGTTTTTTATAGGTAAAAGAATCACAGTTCCAAAAGATGAAGTTTTTCAACGTATAACACTTCTAAATTAATATGGCGATAGCTCAAGACGTTACGCAAGAAATAAAAGGAGGATTTACCAAACAGATTGATGCCGGTGCGGCATCTTTGATGTTTGAAATTCTACAAAAGCATCAATACACTTTTCCAATTAGGTCAACAATTCGAGAAGTTGTTTGTAACTCCCTGGATAGTGTTAAAGAAAGGGATATAGCCCTTGAAATTCTTTCCGGTTCCGCTAAAGTTGAAGATTACTATATTCAACAGGAAGGAGATTTATTTAAAGACTCAAAGTTTGATTCCACTTACTATGACCCTGCCCACTTGTCGAGAGAACAGAATGTGTTCATCGATTATTATGAGGGAACGGAAATGCAAAAGGATCGTGTAGAAATCAAAGATTATGGAGTAGGTTTATGGGGCAAACGCCTTGTAGGATACTGGAATCTTGGATACTCTACAAAGAGAACCAACAAGGTTTTGATTGGACGGTTTGGAATTGGAAACAAGTCTCCACTGTCTATCAACAATATGTTTACTACGGAAGTAGTCTACAATGGCCGCAAGGCTAAATTCAATGTGTATTCCACAAAAGTGGAAAGTATTACACCAAGATTCAACCTAGAAACTGAACAGGAAAATGAAGAGCATTCTGTAACCCTTACAGATGGCTCCCAATACACTTTCTATACGGAAGCGACTACCGAGAAGAACGGGTTGAAAGTAATCATTGAGGCAAAGAAACATCACCGTGAGCAATACATTGAAGCTGTACAAAGCCAACTCTTGTATTTCAACACTGTGAAACTTACAGTACACAGTGCAAACGGGAATTCAGAAGTTGAAGATGTAGCTTCTGACATTTTATATGAAGATGATAAGATTGTTATTTCAGATAACGAGTATTATTCAAAACCTCATATCATTGTAAATCGCGTAAACTACGGTTATATCAATTTTGAAGAGTTAGAACTTGAACAGAAAGTTGGGAACATCGGGATTAAAGTTTTACCTGAAGAAGTTGAAATATCTCCTAACAGAGAATCTTTGATTTGGAATGACATTACGAAAGAAACAGTGCTTAAACGATTCCGTGAATGTTCTGATATTGCAACTAAACTGATTCAGGCTGAATTGAACGAGCCAGACTTTATCAATTGGCTTCGAGTATGTACTCACATTTCGGGAAGAGTTTGGTCTAAGGATTCTGTACTCAGCCGATTGGCAAACATCATTGATACAGGTACGCTGTCTCCAAAGTTTGGTACAACAGGAATCAAGTTTATTCACGGAGTTCTTGACCCTGTAAATGCAAGATTTGTTTCATTTCTTCAAAAGAAAAAAGCTAACCAGGAAACTATTAAAGTTTCTCGTGAGTCCATGAGTTTTTTAGGTAATGCAATTCACCTTCCTATTATCATCGGTACTGATAGAGCAAACAACCGTAAGGATAAATACATTCTGCAAAAGCTTTACACAAGTGGATTCATTCTTGTTCAGAAGATGACTAAGGATGACGTGGAGAAAACTCACTTTTCAGATTTCGGAAAGAGGAAAATCGATTGGGAAGAAGCTGAGCTTACGTTTAAACTGTTGAGTGAATCGAAAGAGGCTGTTTTCTACGATAATATTATCGTACCCGATTCTTTCACAGGTACAGATGATGAAGAGGACATAATTGAAGAAATTGCAGAACAAATTGAAACAGCAGCACTTTCTCACGAAGAGCGTAGAAAACTTGAAGGGAAAACAGTTCTGTTTACTCCTCGAAACAAGAGTTACATACATGGAGAGGATCGGTACTATGAATGGCAAAAGATTGAAGTTCCCATCAAAGAAATCAATGACTGGGATTCTGAAGAGATTTACTATGCTACCGACAAACATGCTGATATGATGGAGTTCGTGGCATTGCTTACTCGTGACACAACTCATGAATCATTTCTTCATTCACGACATTTAACTTATAGTAATAGCTGGATGCTTGACGATGGTACTTATGGAGGTAATGAAAAATACCGCTGTAGTCATTACTACCAAAACCCAAACATCAAGCTCATCAAGGTTTCCGAAGCTAATTCTAAACTGTATCGGGATTTCTATCCTATCACCGACTTCTTCTTGAAGTTCAAAAACAACAAACTCACTATGAGTAATATTCTCGTAAAGTGGAACACAGCTCGACGCATTCTTCCTCTTATGAACAAAGTGGCTTTTCTTTACAACTATACTCTGGATACGGAGAAACGTGACTTTTATCGTCAAATTGTAGATTACGTGAGAAATAACTACAGAGGGGTTCTCGAGTTCAAGAAACCTCCGAACGATATTGAATCAGCTCACAATGACCTTGTTGCTCACTTAGATAAGGTTACGGAATTTCAACTGTTTCTTGCTACTTCTCCATCTACGGAAGAAGTTCAACAAGTAGCTCAAGAATTGTGGGGAAACCCGAACGTATCTGAAGCTACGGCAATTGACTATGACTTGTGGGATAAGTTTCAGAAACTTATTGAGTGGGCCATTCCTGTGGGAACACTTTTAAATCAAGTAGATCCTTTAACAGGTGTAGATTACGATGAACTTACTACTCCTAATTCTTATTTAAGCCGTGAAAAAGATTTACCTTTGTCGGAAGAATTGGAGAAGGAAATCCATTGGTATTCTAAACATAAAAACGTAATTTAAAATGATGATACAAGTAAATCGTGTCAATGACCTGATCACCGGGTCCGTAAACGGTAAGCCGTTTTCAGTTACTTACTCTAAGGAGAAGTACAAAGAGATGTTGACTCTCGAAGAGAGTGCTAACAAAGCAGAAACAATGGATGAACTGAAAGCCATTGTCAACGTGTTTGAGCCCTTGACCCAAGAAAGTTACAAAGAAATCGTAGAAACGATTACTCCTTACATTCACGTCAATAAGGCCACAAATCAATTTTTCTTGAAGTGGGAAAACGTTATTTCCTCTCGACCTTTGCCTTTAGCATTCGCAGATCGTTTGATCAAGTCTGTTGAAAAGGGGATTGACATTTTGCCATTACTGAAGTGTTGGGTTCGTTTCCAACGTCCGTATGAAGGAAAACCAGCTTATTCCGCAGCAAGAGCTGAAGCATTTGCTTGGTTCATTTCTGCGCCGTATGTAAACAAAGACAACGTACAGAAATTAATGAAAGAGCAAGGGCTTTCTCGTGAAAAAGCTGAAGAACTTTCTACAACCACTCAGGTTTCAATCACTAAAGAAGGATTGATTGTTGGGTATAAAGTAAGTGAAGAAGTTCGTACACGGTATGACCTCAACGAACAGGAGGAAGTTATAACAAAAAGCCGTTACAAGATATCAGTTGATCCTGATACCGGCCTTGTTTCTTACGAGGAACCGGAACACAGTGAAGACTTATTATTCCAACCAGCTATTCAAGGTAAGAATGGTGACGCTTTCTGGTGTGTTGGAGACAACCACAACGCTAAAGGACATCTTATCCGTGTAGGTTGTCGTCACTATCTGGAAACTTGGGATCAAGTTGGACCACCTTTCGGGCCTGGATTACACTTCGGAGGTTTGAACTACATCAAAGGGTATCAAACTGAAGGACGTGTAACCCATAATATTTTTGTGGATCCTGCGGATATCCATACCGTGAATATGGATAAAGACGGTTCTGTTACCTGCAAAGCTTATTTTGTATTCAGTTCTTTCAAAGGTGTGAACAAATCTATTTACCACAGTTCTACGTATGCTGCGTTTAAAGATGGTGAGTTCAAAGTTGAATTGGAAAAACTTGTAAAAGCCACAGAGGAAAAAATTGGAGCCAAGCAGAAGGACATCGACGAGATGAAATCCTTGGCGTAATACCTTTCCCGTAAAATCAACAAAGTAGGCTGAAATATGCCTACTTTTGTTTTTTATTTTCATTATGAATAGAAATCGAACTGCCGGTCACGACTTAGAACGTGAAATTGTAAATGCTTTAAAGAAGTGTGGGTTTCCACACGCGGCAACTTCCCGTATAACCAACAGGTTGAGAGATGCAGAGAAGATTGATATTGCAAATGTGGATGAGCTTCGTAATGGGCGTCTCCCTTACAACATTCAATGTAAAAACACATCAGGCCCCATTCCTTACCAGACTATTCTGGAAGAGATAGAGCTTATTGAAGGCATCACAAACGTAGTGATCCATAAGAAAACAGAAAAGGCTGGTACGAAATTTATGCCTCGCGGAAAATTCGCCTTCCTTCACCTAAGAGATTTTCTCAAGATGGTAGAAACAATTGAAACTCAAAAGGCTTTAATCGCTAAATTACAAACCCCATGATAGCAGCTATTGACGCAGACAGCATTGTGTACATCATTGCGTGGGCACACAGAGAGAATAAGAAAAATGAGCTTGGAATGATCGAGTTTGTTCAACAACGTTGCGATTCGTTCTTCCAGTATCTCATAGAAACCAGTAAAGCTACAGAGTACATTGGATTCTTTTCAGCGAAAAAGTCCTTCCGTAATAGAGAATACCTGGTGGCGCCTTACAAAGGTGCACGGCCTCCTAAACCTGAGTTTGTTCAGGAATGGGAAGAAGTTATCAAGGAATATTTTACCAAGACTTACGGATTTATCACTTTTACAGACCTAGAAGCTGATGATCTTGTTTCAGTTGTAAATGAATTATTCCCCCGTGTGATTGTATGTTCTCCGGATAAGGATTTAAAACAATTACAGGGAACTTTATTCGATTATAAAAAGAATGAAATACATACTATTACAGCATTTGACGCCCTGTACCACTTGTACACTCAAATGCTTACAGGAGATGTTTCAGATAATGTGAAAGGAGTACCGGGTCTTGGCCCGGCAAAGGTAGCCAAACTGTTCGAAGGACTTACAGAAGAGATTGAATTCGCTTCCGTAGTAGAAGAACAGTTTTGCAAATACTATGGAGATTATTACGGTACTATTATTGAGAAGCAAACTTATGACACAGTTAAGATGTTAGACAGTAAGCATCGAATGTATCCTGTTTATCCTTTACGTGTGGATGCTATTGCTCCGTTTAAAGAAATATTACCAAACTTAATCAGAGAGGCTCCTGTGTATCAAACTCCTTTAGATGAAGAAGCTCTTCAAGCTCTTGGTTGGTAACCCTAATTTTGATTTGTATGCACCAAGTGATAGAAACTTTGAGTAAGGAGAATTTAAGTACTTACTTTATTCTACCCCTTTTAGGACTAAACAAAGATAGATTTGGAGAAAACAATTTTCTGAATTGTTACCTATCTAAGAACCAGTTGTTCTGCTACGTGAAAGTGAAAGAGCCCTTACCCACTTTTCCCGCAGAACTAATTGTTGTGTATGAGGAAAAATTCTACTACAAGTTTCTTATCCCAGAAAACTGGAAACAGGAT